GTGCGTCGCGGCGCTCCCGTTGAGCGCCGTGACCCCTGCAAAGGAAACAGCCCAGTCACACGCACAAAAAGGGGAGTCCAGAGGGCCAATGGCCCTCTGGTGGGGATTCTAAAGGGGTGAAACCCCTTAAGCGATGGTGTGGATGTAGACGCAGGAGGGCATGACGACCTTGGCGCCGCACAGGGACAGGCCCTTGACGCCGTCGTCGAAGCCCTTCTCGCGGCGGTAGGCCTCGATGTGGGTGATCTGGTTGGCGAAGGTGACGCCATCGGGGGTCATGGCCACCAGCTCGTTGGTCAGGTCGTTGCTGATGTAGATGTCGAAGCCGGCGGCGCGGGCCACGGAGCCATCGGCCAGGTGCGCCTCGGAGAAGGCGCCGTTGCCGGTGATGAAGCGGTTGTCCAGCAGCAGTTCACCTTCAACAGAGGCGGGCACCACCAGCACGCGGCCGGCACGGGGCACGTTCTTTTCGTCCAGGGCGGTCTTGATGTTCACCAGCAGCTCGTAGACGCCGCCGGCAGGGATGGCGCCGGACTTCTTGGTGCCGGCACCCTCGCGGATGACGGAGAGGATGTAGCTCTCGGTATCCTCGGCCAGCTTATAGGCGGCGTTGCGCATGGCGGCGTCCATCAGCTCGCTGTTGGCCTGGGCGGCGTCCACATCGTTCAGGTAGAAATTGTAGTAGGCGCCGTGGTCGATGGTCAGGGTGGTGTCGGTGCCGGTGAGCTGCTCGGGCTCGGCAATGTCCACGTTGGGGGTGTAGGGCTTCACGGTGATGTCGGCCAGGTTGTTGATGTGCACCGTATCGCCAAACTGGGCGATGTCACCCTCCCAGTTGCGGTTGCACAGGGAGCCGAAGACCAGGGCTTTGTGCAGGTTTTCGGTGAGACGGGCGCTCCAGATAGAGGGGATGAAGGAAGTAATAGCCATGTGTTAAATCGCTCCTTTCGCAAGGACGCCCTTCACGGCGTTCCAGTTGCGGTTGATTTCGTCGGCGCTCATGTGGGAGAGATCCTCCCGGGTCAGGGCGCTGCCGGTGGGGATGGGCGGCTGGATGGTGGGCACGGCCACACGGATGGGCTGGGCGAAGAAGGCGGCGTACTTTCCGCGCAACTCCGCGATCACGGCGTCCTGGTTCGTGAGAACGCCGTTTTCCACCTGCAGGGTGGCGGGGTCGATGGCCTGGATGAGCAGGTCGATGGCCTTTTCGTTGCAGCCAGCCTGGATCATCGCCAGGCGGACCAGTTTCAGCGCCTGCTGTTTGTGCTGGTCGTTTTCCACCTGGGCACGGTAGGCGTCGAACTCCTGCTGCACCTGGGCGGCGGAGGTGTCGGCGGCGGCACGGAGGGTCTCCAGTTCGGCGGAGACGGCGTCACGCTCGGCCTTGAGGGCGTCCACGGTTTCCACGTGGGCGGCGATGATCGTTTCGATGGTTTCATCGGTGAGCTGCAGATCCTTCAGCAGCTTGCGGGTCAGGGACATGGGGGCTCCTTTCTGCGCGGTGCGTCGCGCGAAGAGATGTATATGAAAACAGGGGCTTTACAGCCCCTGACGGCGCAGGGCCTGGGCGGCAGCGTTGCGCAGGGCCTGTGCGTTGGAAAGTATGCCGTCGGCCAGGTAGGGTCGGCCTGCCATGCGGCAGGTTCCATCGTGCACGGGAACGGCATAGGGCAGGGTGTTGCCGATGGCGGCGGTGGCGCCCTGAACGGCGCAGGACACGTCATTCAGCAGGGCGCCGGTGCGGTAAATGGGGCGCTCGTAACCGGTGAGCATGGTTTCCCGTACGGCGGCAACGGCGGCCTCGCCGGTGGCGAGGGCCACTTCGGAAAGGTTCAGCCGGGCCAGAAACTCCGGCAGGCGGGATTTGAACATGTTTACACCTCCTGGGCCAGCAGGGCGTCGATCTCCTCAGGCTGGATGTAGGGGTTCAGCTTCAGGGCGGTGCGACGGTCGATGTCTGGGCGCATGGCGGCGATGTCCGCCACGGTCTCTGATTCGTTGGCGATGCACTGGCGCTGGAAGCGGATCTCCTGGGTGTCAATCCCCAGCAGGGAGAGCAGCTGCTGCACAAAGCGGAAAACCTGCCACTCGTAGCGGTCGGCCTTCAGGTTCAGGTTGGCGGTGGCGACGCGGATGGCCACGTTGGTCAGGCTGCCGCCGGTGAGAGCGTCCACGTTCAGAGCCATGTAGTCCTGGTAGAGGGCGCGCTCCAGAATGTCCAGGGCGGTTTTGCGGGCGGCGTAGGGCACCTCGATGGTGTGGGGCTCGGCGGTGGAGGAGGAACCGCTGCCATCGGATAGGTTGGCCACGGCTTTGATGCGCTGGATTTCCTCCAGCATCTGGGCGATGTCGTCGGTGGTGCCGCCGAAGTTGTTCAGCACCCAGTAGACGTCGTTGGCCCGGTCCAGGTTATCGGCAAAATCGGAGAGGATGTTGTCGTAGGCGTCGATCTTCGCCTTGATGGCGGGGGTCAGCTCGCTGTGGCGCTCGGTGTTGGCGTACAGGGGAATGATGGGCAGGCGGGGATAATTCTCAATGGAGAGAATCTCATCACCAAGGGCATCGGAGCGCATGGTGATCACATAGGGCCGCTTCTCGTCCACGGGGATGAGGGCAGACTTTTCCACCTTCAGCACCGTGATGCCATCCAGTTCAAACAGGCGGATGTACATGGGTTTGTGGGCGTCAATCTGCCAGAACTGGATGCCCACCATGGGCTCGTCGGTGACTTCGTCCATCAGGGCGAAGAAACCGCTGCGGCTGTCGCGGGCGGCCTCCAGCACCTCCAGGTGGTCAGCATTCCAAAAGCCCCAGCTGACGCCATGGATCAGCGCCCTCTCGCCCAGGGCGGCCAGCTGGTGGTCGAAATCAGCGCCCAGGCGGGCTTTGGTTTCGGCGTCGGAGAGGATGCAGCCGCCGGCCAGCAGGAACTGGTTCTGCTGGGTGATGAAGCGGAACAGGAAGCCGGAGCCGATGCGGTTGCCCACCACATCCTCGGTGCCGGTGCGGATGCGCTTGCGGCCGGAGGCGTCGCGGCTTTCGATCTTGCGGGCACGGAGAATGGTTTTGCGGCTAACTGCGGTGTTACGGCCACGGAAGTAATCGCCGGCCTCCAGGGCCAGGGAGAAATCCTTCGAAAGCTTGTATTGCTCGATGGCGGAGAGGAGCAGCCTGCCGCGGTCGGCGGCGGCGCACCAATCCTGATAGGTAACCTGGGTAAACATGGGGAGAACCTCCTTTAGCAATGGTCAAGGATGCGGCAGACGCAGGCGGCGGAATCCGGGGCGTCGTCGTGGGCGGCGGTGGCGGAGTAGGAGAGGATCTGGTCGGTGTAAGCCGGGTCGGTGGAGCGGAGGAGGCGGATCTTCGGCCACCACTTGCGCAGGTGGGTGGAGATCTTGATGTGCTTGTTCTGCCTCTCCTGATAGGTGCGGACCTGGGCGCCCATGCGGCGAAGCTCCCGGGCGAGATACCCCTTGTCGCCGTTGGTTTCGCACCAGATGGGGGCGCAGAGCAGCTGGTCGCAGGCCTGGAGAATCTCCTCCATCACAGCGTCCACATGCCCGGGGAACAGCCGGCCATAGAGGTAGATGGTATCGCCATTGCGTCTGGCGCAGGTCAGGGCGGTGCGGTCGCTGCCGCCATAGGCCGCGTCGATGTGGGCGATGCCGTCCCGCAGCAGCAGGGGATCATCAAAGAACGCCGGGGCCTGGGCGAACAGGGCATTGTCCTCGCCGATATGTTTCAGTTCGTAATTCGCAGCGAAGAGCGTGGGCGACATGGAGCGCCGCAGTTCGTCCAGCTGGGCGTTGGTGAGGAGGCCTGTTTGGTAGCAATCGTACCTCTGCGCCCGGGGCATGAGGCTGATGGCATCCTGCGGGTGCCAGGGGGTGCCGGTGTTGATGATCCTTCCGCCGGGAATGCGGATGTTTTGCAGCTCCTGATAGATGGAGCGGGTGTGTTCACGCTCCTGGGGGCTGGTGCGGTCCAGGAGGTTGACGATATCATCGGTGATGATGATATCCGCGTGCTTGCCGGTAAGGCTGCCCCGGGTGCCCTGGCCCAGCAGCTGGGCGGCGCCCCGGCAGGCGGCATAGCAGTCCGTGGTGATGCTGAACTGATCTGCCCGGAGAATGTTCACGGGCTCGCCCCATAATTTCTGGGTAAGAAAGAGCATGGCATCGGACTGGAGCATCTGCTTTACCTGCCGGATGATCTCCACCACATCCCCGTCGGTTTTGCGCATGAAGAGCATGTCCCGCATGGGGTAAACGCACATGCTGATGGCCATGGCCGCCGCCAGGCAGGTGGTTTTGTAGCTGCCGCGGTGGGCCAGGAGGGTCATGTCCTCCCGCCCGGCGATCATCTGCCGCATCCAATGGCCGTGGAGGTCGTCGGTGAGCAGCGGGAAGCCGCACCACCTGGCCACCTGGGCCGGGCGATCCGCCATCAGTCGAAGGGCGTCAAGGTTCATGAAGCTCCCGCATGGCCGCCTCGATCTCCGCCGCCAGCTCCGCCTTGGGCTTGCCGCCGGGATCCTTTTCTGAGAACAAGCCGTAGCGCTTGCCCAGCAGTTCCGCCGCCTTGCTGCGCTCGGAGACCTTTGGCGGCAGGGTGATCTCCTCGCCGGAGGCGCTCTTGCGGCCAGAGGATTCCGTCATCTCTCCCCGCATGATCTGCGTGAAGGTGCGCAGCACTTCCTCCGGCGTGGCGATGTCCTCGGCAGGGGTGCGTCGTTTAGCCATGAACGACCTCCTTTCATGAAAACAGCGCCCC